TTTGCATCGGACGTGCTGGACAACCGCGACGAAATCACCGAAACCCGCAAGGCGGTAATCCGTACGCTGGGCTATACTCAGGTACAGCTTGCCGACGCTACGGGGTGCGGTGCGGTAACAATCAATAGCTGGCTGAACAACAGCAAGAGCACGCAAAACGGGGTGCGGGTACGCATCGCCAATGCTCTGTTGCTCCGGTATATTGAGAAGTACCAACCAACGGCACAAGACACGTTGCCGCCATTTCGCAACTTGTAGGGGGGCACGTTATGACCGTTAACAAACTGGACAGCGTGGGCAACTCTCAACCAATCGAGACGCGCAACGCTTGGGGCTATCCCGAACGGGACACGCTCCAACTTAACGCCAATCAAACGCAATCGCTCCGGCGGGTCATTGCTCAGTATATGCCCGACGAAAAACGGCACTGGGAAGAAAGCGGGGAACCAGCCGACCACGTGTATTATGACTTGGTGACGTTGCGCTGGGCAATTCGCCAGCATGACAACCCGAACGCAAAGGGGGCTGATAATGGGTGACATCTACTTAAACGCTAAAGCGGCGGGCACTTTGGTCGAACTGCTGGAATTTATAATCGATGACACATATGCAACGCCGAAACTCACCCCGACAGCCGCTCAGCTTTCCGCACGATATCTGCGCGGGGAACTGGACGAGACCAAGCAAGACGAGTACCGCTTGAGACTTGCGGGGGCACATTCCCTGCTGGAAGCATTGCGGGCAGTACCTGTTGGGCAGGACGCGCTTGCACCCGTGTCAAACCTTGACGACTACAGGGGGGCTGACCGTGATTAGCGTGGCTGGGATACTGCTTGCGATTTGCGTGGCTTTCCTTGTCTACATGGTGATGGAAGACTTGAGATAGTCGCGCAACACTTCGGGAACCTCCCGCCGAGAAGCCCTCCAGCTTAACCGCTGGGGGGTTTTTTCGTGGGCACGGGGGAATAATACCCATCGGGTTGATATTGCTTTGTTATCGCGTTGTGGGGCTTGTCGGGATATACGCGCCGATGTGCCCGCCATGCCACCCTTTTGGGGGTGCCAAAATGAATTCCGAAACTCTCGCGTGTATATATGCGGGGTCAATCCTGCTGGGCTACCCGTCAGGGCATCCGTCATGCCATCCGAGCGGTAAACCGTGAAGCCACGGCATCACCGATGGGGAAATATATTTATGACCGACTAGGGCGGGCAAGGGCCACCCCCCCTACCCCAGTACTTGTATGCAATCCAGCCATATTTTTTGTAGTTTTAGGGGTGTGACATTTGTGCAACCGTCGCAACATATAGGGAGACCCCCCAGTTTCCCAATAAAAAACCCCCACTGGGATCAGTGAGGGGTCCAATCTGCAACATTTAGGGTGCCCTATAGGGGTCTGGTGGGGATATGGTGTATCTCCCGGCGGGTTACTCCCTGAGTATACATGTGAATTTCGCGTTTGTCAAGCACAAAAGCACCCCCCGGTGCATTTTTTTAGGAAAATACCCGTAAATGCCCCCTCTAATTTTATTTTTTGGTAAAAAAGGGTTGACATATTGGTTTTAACCACTAGAATATGTAGTAGGGCCACTGTGTAACGGCAAAAGAGAAACAATTATAGACAATATAGTCTTTTACTGCCTCACATGTCCCACTTCATATCAGAAGAGTCCCATGAATCTGTTACCCCAACAGCGTAAGAAGGTGCCACTCAGCGAGAAACAGGAAAAGTTCCTCGACGAGTTGTTCGACAACGGCGGCAACACGAAGGCTGCAGCCGTAGCTGCGGGCTATGCAGAGGGTTCTGCCAAATGGTTGCGCGATAGGTTGTCCGACGAGATCATCGAACGCAGCAAACACGTCATGGCAGCACACGCAGTAAAGGCCGTTAACCGAATAGTTGCAACAATAGACGATGATGGCAGCGAACCACGCGCCGAAGTGCGTCTACGGGCTGCTGAAGCCCTGTTGAACCGTGTCGGACTCGGAAAACAAGAAACAGTTAACCATAATGTACAGGCAGTACACGGCGTAGTTCTGTTGCCGCCTAAAAAAGAAATAACAATAGGAGACTAAAATGGCAGGTCCGGTATCAATCCCTCTCGTAAAAAAGGGTTTGGCTGTAGCAGGTGCACTTGGAGCGTATGCTTTTGGTTCTGCGGGGTACTTAATACATCAAGCTCGTAAAGATATACGTAAAGATAAAATGCAACAGCCAAGATCTGCTGCAACATCTGAAGAGAAACCAAAATGACCAGAAAAACATACTATAACAGCCCCGGAGCTCGTGCAGAGGGAACACCCTCTGGTCAGAATGGAGAGATGGCTCAAGATAAAACCAAAGATCCTTCAGATAGTCTTGTAGGACGTGTAGGAATAGAACTTAACAGGCGTAACGCTGGAAAGCCCGACTTGATTAATAAAGATGGCGTTAACGTAACTGTCCGGACATTAAGCGCAGGAATTAACGCTGGTATTATCAAATCTGAAGATATCAAAAATAAGAATCCGATAAAACCAAAATCTGACCGTGACTGACGATGAGAATCCCACTCCGCCCAAACGTCCACGTGGGCGACCTAAGAAAGAGCCCGGTGCCCCGAAAGCATCGTACCATCTTTCCCGTGCAGAAACAGCCCGCCGTGAAACTCAAAAGAGAATACGCCGTAATGCAAAGAAAGCGGAAAAACTAGAGGGGCAAGCCAAACGCTACCGTCAAGTTGTTCGTGAACAGAAGAAAGCAGCAAAGAATGTCGAAAATGCTCTCAACGGTGAAAAGTCACGTGTTATCGATCAAGGCGAGATCGACAGCCTACCTAAATCAGTTCGAGATCTCGTTGAAGATTCTGAGGTGGTATTTAAGCCTAACGATGGCCCTCAGTTTGATTTCCTCTCGGCTCCAGAACAAGATGTCCTGTATGGCGGAGCGGCTGGCGGAGGCAAGTCGTTTGCCCTCCTTGCGGATCCCCTTCGTTATTGTCATAATGCTAATTTTCGCGGGCTTCTGCTCCGTCGCACTCTAGACGAGCTAACAGAGCTTATCGACAAATCAAAACAACTGTACACGAAAGCGTTCCCCGGTGCAGTGTTCCGTGAATCCAAATCAACGTGGAACTTCCCCTCTGGGGCAACTCTCTGGTTCACCTATCTAGAAAAAGACCGTGACGTTACCCGCTTTCAGGGTCAAGCGTTTGCGTGGATAGGCATTGACGAGATAACACAATACCCGTCCCCCTACGTGTGGGACTATCTGCGGTCTCGTCTGCGTACGACTGATCCGGAACTCATGGGGCAACTCTCCATGCGTTGCACAGCCAACCCCGGTGGGGTAGGAGGCTGGTGGGTCAAGAAGATGTACATCGACGCAGCACCGCACAACACAACATATCCGGCAATAGATATCGAAACAGGCAAACCGTTCGTGTGGCCTGTTGGTCACGAGAAAGAGGGAGAGCCTCTGTTCTATCGTCGCTTTATCCCCGCACGTCTGACCGACAACCCATACCTCATGGCGGACGGACAGTACGAGGCGATGCTACGCTCCCTCCCAGAGGTAGAGCGCAAGCGTCTTCTCGATGGGGACTGGGACGTTGCCGAAGGTGCAGCGTTCCCAGAGTTTAGCAGGGTTCGCCACGTGGTTGATCCCGTAGAGTTGCCAACCAACTGGCCTCGCATCAGAGCCGCTGACTACGGCTACAGTTCTCCGTCATGTGTCCTGTGGGGCGCAATCGACTGGGACAACAACATCTGGGTCTACCGTGAACTGTACGGCAAGGGAATGACAGGCGAACAGCTTGCCAGCCGTATCATGGAGATGGAGGCAGACGATCAGCCACCACACTACACGGTGCTTGACTCCTCCTGTTGGAACAAGACTGGGCTAGGCCCGTCTATTGCAGAAACAATGATACGGTGCGGCGTGAGGTGGACACCCTCTGACCGGAACCGTCTAGCGGGTAAGATGGAGGTTCACCGTCGTCTGTCGGATGATCCGTACACCAACGAACCCCGTATGAAGATATTTAAAACCTGTCAGAACACAATCAAACAACTGGCAGGTATTCCGCTGTCTAAGAACAACAGCGAAGACGTAGACACAAAGGCTGAAGACCACGCCTATGACGCACTGAGATATATGCTAATGACAAGAACATCAGGATACGCAACGATCAATAATCAGCTTCGCGGCATCAAAGACCGTGTGTATCAGCCGATGGATTCGACGTTCGGGTACTAAACTATGGCACTAAGCGAAACAGAGTTTGCAAGAAAAGCTAAAGACCTTACTCTTACATACGGTGAGGTTATTGAGTTTGCTGCTAGTCAGCCCAAGCGTAAAGGCGTTGACCCTAAAAAGATAGCGACGTTAGGCAAGAAAAAAGCAATAGAGGATATGGGAATTCTTCTTGATACTCCCTTCTACAGGCTGTCAGAAACTGAATATATGGCAAGATTTGGAAAGATGGAAGGCGGGGCAAATCGCTGGTACAATTTTCAAAATTTAGAAACTGCCATTGCTCCTACTGTGGACAAGTTTGGTCTTGATACTATAACTAGAGAGTACGAGGGCTTTACGCCTAAAGCATACCCAAAGATTGCCGGAACAGGAAATTTAGCAGCCCGCACTGGTCTAGGAGGAACGCAACGAGACGGACTATCTGGAACCAGAGAAATGAAGGGGCTTATTCCCGTAAATGAACTGGATTCTATATACGCTGAATCTTTTGAAAAAGATAAAATATCTCAACTTGAGCGTGATGCTCTTACATATCACCGTAATACCTTCCAACGTCCCGGTCAAATATTCTCAAGCGACACGGGTGGTATCAAAAAATCAGATGTTAGCGTGGTCGGTGATTTTGTTGTCATAGCAGAAAAAGATGATGCTGATAGCAATAAGAAACGAAACAAGATAAAATACAATAAAAATAGTGAAATGGGAGAGTTGATACTTCGCAACTTAAACTCCTCAAAGACAGAATTCTTGTTCGACATATCAAATAAGCAGTATTCTAATCTGTTTAACAGAACGATCATGCCTAAAATATTTGTTTTGCATGAAGACAAGCTGCCTTTCATAGATGGACTCAACGAGTCAAAAGGACGTGTAAGCGGCCCCTCTATTATTAGATCTGCAATGGCCCGTGTTTTTCAAGATGAGTTTGCAGCACCTGATGACGTTGTAGAAGCTCTGATGGGTCACAAAAAGTCTAGTATTCTATCAAAAAACTATTCAGGTTTTGTGCCTGATTTAGGATTAGGAGACATAATCGAAAGGTATTCTCTTGGAACAACTGAATCAAGTTTTTCCATGCAAGGAGTTGCCGATGCTAGGGTGAAGGCTGCAGGAATTAGCAATCTTAGTGATGAAGAATTACAAGAGCTAGGTTACAGCACTAAAGAAGAGCGTATGGCTCTGGCTGAAAAACGAGCTTCAGGATTTAAGTTGGAAGCTCTTACTCTTGACATGGAACGAGTTGCCAAACTTCAGAGTCCAGAAGGTCAGCAGTATCTAGCTGGACTAGAGGCGTTAGAACAAGCTGATCACGAAAAAAGACTGTTAGGAATTCAACGTGAAGCTGAACTCAACCTTGAAAAAGCGCAAGCACAAAAAGCTGCCAGAGAGGGTGCTGCATCAGATCAGGACAGACAAGATCTCCTCGACTTGAACGAAGAGGGTGATGATGGTGCAAATCGGAGGAGAGCACTTTACGATATTATTCGCGGAGCAGGAAAAGCAACAAAAGCAGTGGGAGCAGTTTTAGCTCCTGTTGCTCCCTTCGCGGGAGGAGCACTTATCGTGGGAGGTGCAGCACTTGATACTGTATCAGCCGCTCCCATTGCTAAACAGGCTGGAGAAACTTTTGGTAAAGCTGCGACTACAGACGATCCAGAAGAGAAGCGTCAGCTTCAGATGGAGGGATTAGGACTTGGAGCTAAAGCTGTAGAAACTGCACTTTCTCCTTTTCCAGAAGCGGAACCAAGTCCCGAACAGCGTTCAGGTCCATTAGGACTTGCGCCGGGAGAACTTTCTCGTCAAGTACGAGACATAACTCGCCCAGAGCGAGAGACAAGGGCTACATCCACCCAAATGGATGAATTAATGTCAAAATAGGAGTAGACAAAATGCCGGGTAATAACTATAATTATGGTGCGGGCTACATTATGGGTCAGGACAAACAGTCTGTTGATCAAAACGTAGGCGAAACCCAATTGTACCGTGAATCACTAGAGTTTGATACCAAAACTGCACAAGGCGTTCTCACTGAGGACATGCCTAAGAAGCAGACCAAACCTACTGACACAGGTATTATGAAACAGGCTGAAGATCACAGCATCTACGGCTAATCCAAAGGGGCCACTATGGACGAGGATATGATGCCATCTGGTGACGATCAACCAGATGTGATTGACAACGCTGAAGAGATAGCCCCCGGACTTGCAGGTTTGATACAGGAACGGTTCCGCTCTGCGGAGACGGGCCGCTATAATCACGAGCAACGCTGGTTGCAAGCCTACAAGAACTTTCGGGGCAACTTTAACGACGGGACGACGCAGTACCGCGATTCTGAACGCTCGAAAGTCTTTCTGAAAATAACAAAGACAAAGGTCTTGGCAGCGTACGGTCAGATCATTGATATCTTATTTTCTAATAAGAAGTTCCCAATTGTTGTAGAGTCAACGCCCATGCCAGAGGGCATAGCAGAGTTCGCTCATCTTAAAACGCCTCTAGACCAACAGCAAGAATCCGAAACACCTTACGGTTTTGAGGGAGATGGCAGGGAGCTTCTTCCGGGAGCGAGAGAGGCCGTTCGCACAGAGAACGACTTTCTTGGAGGACTTGCTGCTGAGTTTGAAGGAGCTCCACTTGCAGAAGGCAAGGCTAAACTGGGAGAACCTCAGATTAGTCCGGCACAAGAAGCAGCCCGCCGTATGGAGAAATGTATTCACGATCAGCTTTTAGATTCTAATGCTGTAAATGTTCTCCGGTCTGCTGTGTTTGAGTCATCCTTGTTTGGAACAGGTATCATCAAAGGCCCCCTCAACTTTCAAAAAACGATTAGCCGTTGGCAAAAAGATGATCAGGGACAACGTATGTACAGCCCGTTTGAGAAGGTTGTGCCTCGTATCGAAGCCGTATCTGTGTGGGACTTTCACCCAGATCCCTCTGCTACGAGCCTAGAGGACGCAGAGTATGTCATTCAGCGTCATCGTATGAACCGCCAACAGCTACGTGCGCTACAGCAGCGTCCGTTTTTCGACAAAGAAGTAATCGGAGACGTTATCGCAAACGGCCCGAACTACACGGACAAGTATTACGAAGATACCGTCCGCAACGACGAGAATGATCCCTCATATCAGGACAATCGTTTTGAGGTTCTAGAATACTGGGGCATCTTGGATGCGTACTTTGCCAGAGAGATTGGCATGGACATTCCGGCTGGCATGGACGATCTTGACCAGCTTCAGATCAACGCTTGGGTCTGTGGTCCTCGCGTTCTACGCTGTGTGTTGAACCCGTTTACTCCGGCTCGTATTCCGTACTGCGCCATGCCGTTCGAAGTTAACCCGTACAACATCTTTGGTGTTGGCGTAGCTGAGAACATGGAAGACGCACAGATGCTGATGAATGGTCACATGCGTATGGCGATTGACAACCTTGCTCTCGCTGGCAACCTTGTGTTCGACGTAGACGAGGCGGCTCTGGTTCCCGGACAGAACTTCGATATCTTCCCCGGAAAGATCTTCCGACGACAGTCGGGAGTTACAGGGACAGCAATCAACGGGTTGAAGTTCCCCAACACGGCTGGTGAGAACATTCAGATGTATCAGATTGCCCGTCAGCTTGCCGACGAAGAAACAGGCATCCCGTCTATCATGCACGGGCAAACAGGCGTTACGGGCACAGGGCGCACGGCAGCGGGTCTGTCGATGCTACTAGGCTCTGCCAGCCTGTCTATGAAAACAGTAATTAAGAACATTGACGACTTCATGTTGAAGCCTTTGGGAGAAGCATACTTTCAGTGGAATATGCAGTTTAACGACGAATCCCCAGACATCATAGGTGATCTAGAGATTAAACCTAGAGGTGCATCTGCGGTTATGCAAAAGGAGGTACGCACACAGCGTCTTACGGCGTTGTTGCAAACGGTATCTAACCCCATGTTAGCTCCGTTTATCAAACTACCTAACCTAATGCGAGAGCTTGCCATATCACAGGACATAGATCCGGATAGCCTTGTTAATGATATGAATGAGGCAGCAATCTACGCAGAGATGCTTAAAGGATTACAAAATGCTCAACAAGGAAATGCTCCCGATGGTGGGGCCACTGGTCAACAACCCACAGGTATGGGAGGGGTTGGAGGAGTACCTCAAGGCCCTGCACCAACTGACAATTCGGGGGTTGGTGATGGCACAATCGGAACCGGAGTTGCGCCAACTGCAGGGGAAAGCGGCTTTACTGGAAACGCTCCTCAAGTTGAAGAATAACTATGCGGAGGTATTGAAAAATGAGTCAAAGTGATACCTCGACTTCTTTTCTGGATGTAGAAAGCCCTCAGTCTCCTGCAGCCGTAGGTGCAGATGCTCCGCTTGCTCCCGGTGAACCTACTGATCCTACGGAGTTATTTACTCCTTATGCGGTAGAGTTAACACCTCCGGATACTGATTCAAGTTTTTTTAATGAGCGCATTGAGGAAATACGTAGAAAGCGGGCAGAGGAGCTTGCTAGACGAGTAGAATCAGAAGCCAATCAGCTTTTCGGACAAGATGGTGTATCTGTTACAGACATCAAAAGGTTTCAAGAAGCCATGAAAGATCTTGAAGATCTAAACGAGATGGCAGGAGCAACTTCCGAAGCTCTTGATTTCGGGTTTGATGCGTACCTAAAATTTAAATACGACATCTCTGATGTTCAAGCTAAAGCTCTCAATGACTACTTCTCCTCTGGGCAATACAAGAGCGGAGACATTCCAACAGTGATAGAAGGTGCTAGACCTTCTGATGCGTTTGTAGGCCCTATGACTCCGGAGTACTACGGCAGAACTCCTGTTTTAGATCCTTCAACTGGGCAGTACCTTGTGGAAGGAGTTCGACCCGGACCAGATTTTATCGGCCCTATGCCACCAGAAATGATGTCAGTTGAAGAGTTTGAAGTAGCTGCTAAAGCGGCAGATCAAGCAGCCGCTATAGGGTCAACAAAGGAACAGGTTCAATCTGCGATTGATAAAGCCCTTGAGGAAGCAAGACCGAGAATAGAATTGGGTAAAAAACTAGGCTTGACAGCCGCTGCATTTTTGTCGTTAGACGCTTTCTATGATAACCCCAATGCTCCAAATGCTCTGTTAGCAACAGGGGCAACTGCGGCTGCAGTATCAGCATGGACTTCTTTGGCAGAAGGAGTTGCAGGTCCTCCTACTCAAACTGCTGCTATATCAACCTCAGTAGCAAACTTTGTAAACCCAATAAACTACTTTGTAGCTGCAACTCAGATTGTTAAATTCATAGTAGGCCGAGACAAAGATTACAGACGACAGAGTGCAAATCTTACTTACTCCAACGGCACCTTAAATATTTCAAATGTTGGATATCACGATGGTTCTAAAAACGTCAACTGGGCTGATGCTCAATCTAAAACAGCTAAAAAGATGTTTGACTCTTTGATCAACGATTACGGGTTTGTAGTGGACGAAGCTGCTATGAAGCGAACCCTAAAAAGAAAAGGGTACATGGTAAATAACGTTGTGTATGGACAGCGTATGGGCGGACGTGACGGATCGATAGGGGCTGCTGATCTGATGTACTCTCTAATGCGAGAAGGGGCTGTTAAAGTATCGAACGATACCCCTGAAGAGATTTTGAAAGACCCTCAAACATTTATTAATTTTATCGGAGACTTTCAAAGAAAAACTCAGGACGAATACGCTAAGTATATCTGGACAAAGTATGACGGTAAAGAAGATTATCGGTCTGTCAGAAAGAGTAAGGGCGTTCGTCCCAACGAACAAGTTATAGGTTACGCTGCTTTTGGTTCTGAGGATTTAGCAAGAGCTCAAGTTTCAAGATTGAACAACGCTCACAAAGTCAGAATGAAAGGCCGACTGGATTTTATTAAAGAAGAATGGTCAGTTCGAAAAACAGAAGCAGAGCATGTAGGAGGGGGTCAGATTGTTGCTGGTGGTTTTACGCCTACTCCTACCGCCCATGTTTATAAAGTAAGTAAACGACACAGTGAGCGTAAACCGGGCAGAAGGCACAGAACTGCCATTCAGTACACAAAAAAAGAAGCCTTTGCAATGGTAAAAGCTCTGAACGCCTCCTCAAAAGTATACTCAAAAAAATACAAAAAAGGAAGAACTGGATCTGTAACAGCTAAAGCAAAAGATTTTTACGCTGTTGCTAAAGTTGGAAACAAATACCTCATAGGAACTCGTACAGAAAGACTATCGTAAATAATGTCTGAAAAACTCTACAACAGCTACAGACCCCTGACGACAGATCCGACAAAATACCCGGATCTACAGAGGGTGTTTTTGGGGCTCGGCCCGATTATGAAAGTCTCTAAAGAAGCGGAGCAAATGAGTGAGATGATGGCTACTGGAGGAATATCTCAAGTTTCTACCGAGCAAGAAATCCCTCAACAAGCACCCGCTGGACCGCCCTCTGGAGTGATAGAGACTGAAAACGCTGCACCCTCTGAAACTGTTGCTGACGATATTCCAATGGATGTCCCGGAAGGTTCTTTTATCATCAACGCCGCCGCTGCAGAGGTAGCTGGGTATGGTGACATCAAAACTATGATTATGGATGCGATTGGAGTTGCCCGACGTTTAGGTGTTGAGATATCAACGGGCGATGACAAGGTGGGAGATGAAGAGGCAGTAGACCTGCTTGTGTCAAAGGGCGAAGTCTACATTGAGCCCACTCTGGCTAAGATCATTGGCTACGACGTTTTAGAGAAAATCAACAACAGAGGCAAACGTGAAGTAGCCCGCCGCCAACAGGAGGCAGAGGCTGAACAACAACCCCCACAAGAACAGCCGCCGCAGCCTCAAATGGCGCAAGAAGGCGGATTCGTAAAAAAACAAAAGAATTCTCAGGGATTCGTCCCTAAGAAGTAAGGACAGCTACCCGTCGCCAGCGGCCCTGTCTATATCACTAACCGAAGCAGCTACCCTTAACTGGCCCTGCAATGGAGAAGTATCATGGCAAAAGCAAAAGGCCACCGCGCCAACAAACCAAATGATTCCTTTGGAACAATCAACAACGAAAACCTCTATCGCGGATCTTATCGTGACGACGTATATAAGGAAGACGATGAGGATGGAGTTGAAGCCGCCGAGAACACCGAACAGATGGACCCCTCTACTGAGGCTACTCCTCAAGAATCCGGATTCTCACAAAAGGCAACAAACAATGACGACGTAGACTATAAGAAGCGGTACGACGATCTCAAACGCCACTACGACTCAAAACTGTCGGAGTGGAAGGAGGAGAAAGCCGAACTTGCCTCTCAAGGGGAGTCCTCTCCTGAACTTGATGCCCTAACCCGGCTGAAGGCTCCAAAAACACTTGAGGAGTTGGAAAAGTTCAAAGAAGATTATCCTGATGTTTATGACGTAGTTGAGACAATCTCTGCTATCAAAGCTGACAGCACAATGAGTGAACTTCGCTCTGAAGTCGAACAGTTGCGCCAACGCGAACAAGATATGGAGATTCAGAAGGCATATCAAGAACTGTTACGTTATCACGAGGACTTTGATGATCTTCGTAACAACGAGAAGTTTTTGGCATGGCTCGATGAGCAACCACAAAGCATGAGTGACGGTATCTATAAGAACAACACTGATGCAAAGTGGGCGGCTCGTGTCATTGATTTGTACAAGGCTGACACTGGTTTGTCAAAAAAGAAGAGAGGTAGACCATCTGCATCTGCCGCAGATTCCGTTACCAAACGTCAATCCAAAGAGGTTAACGTAAACGGTGATGGTGGGCAGCGTATGTGGAAAGCCTCCGAGATAGGCCGCATGAAACCTCACGAGTT